CATATCGTGTTCACGATGGAATGCCTAATCCAAAAAACGCACAACACATCCACGAACTTCGTGAATCAATGGAAGAATTGAATTTACCAAATAAAGTTATCTATGAAGTTATTCAGAATTTAATAAATGAAGAAGGACTTTCAGATAAAGAAAAAGAAAAAGCTAAAAAAATGAATTTAGTTCATCTTGGAAAAGGTGCTTATGGAAAAGAAGGTGATGAAGCAACACATCAAGCTGTAGATGGTAAATTAGTTACAAAAGATGGTGGTGAAACTGAAAAGGAAACTAAACCCCCAATGAAAATTGACTCAAATCCAATGGGTAAAAAAGATGATGAAGAGGAAAAAACTTTTACAAAACCAACGGATATATTTAAAGATGTTAAACCAGGTGAATTAAAACAAACTGGTGATTATGAAATTAAAAATTTAGGTTTAAAATATGGTTATAGTAAAGTAGAAGGAGTATTTAAACCCGCACCAGGTAACGCTGGTTCAATGTTAAATGAAATAGTATCAGGTGAGGTTGCAAATATTTTACAAGAAAATCCAAATTTATCAGAAGAAGAATTAATGGATACTTTAATGAATCAATTTGGTGAAACTAAATTATTCAAACAAAACAAAGGAAGTAAACAAGCTGGTGGTATTAAAAAATCAGAAATACCTGAGGGTAAAAATCCAGGCCAATATAGTAAAGTACTAATAGCTATTAGAGCTGGTAAAAGAAAATATAAAAAGTCAATGAATGCAGCTTCTAAAAATAATTTTAAAAATTCAGAAGTTAAAAATTATTATGGACACAAAGAATCATTTAAATCTATGATAAATGATTTAGAGGGTAAAGAAGTTATTGGGCCAAATGGAAAACCTGTTCCAATGGAAGAAGCTATTGAATTAATAAATTCAGGTGGAGGTGGTGACAATCCATCCGATACCGCTACATTGGTTTTTGATTCAAAATCAAATAAAGTAATAATGTTATTTCATTCAGATAAAGATAGCACTGATGCTATTATCGCACAATCATCGGCGAGAGCAGAAGCTAAAGCAAATGAGAAGAATATTGACAATTTAGTTGAACAAGGTAAAATAACTGAAGAAGAGGGTGAACAAATAAAAGGTGCTCAGTTAGAATTAATAGAAGAGAGAGAAAAAATTGAAAGTGAATTAAAAACTGTGGGTGCTGAACCAGCTAAATTCTTTTTAGATAAAGTTCCAATGTCTGAAGTAGTAAAAAGTGCAACAAGTGATGAAGGGCCTGATGGACCTGATAAAAATAAAACATCAACTAAAGTAAAATCAGCTTTAAATAATAAAAATTTAAAATCTTATTTAACATCAGACAATCCAACTGAGGAAGAAAAAATGGAAGCATTTTTAAAAATGATGTCAGATGAAAATAGAGAAGCAGAACCGACAGAAAAACAAATAACTTTAATGGATAGATTGAATAGAAGATACGCTAGTAAAGGTGCACCAGATGTAGATGAAAAAATAGAAGAAATAAGAAATAGAACAATCCAAATGGAATCAGATTACATTAAACAAAATGATAGTATTAAAATGGATGTTGATGGAAAAGAGGTTGGATTAGGAACATTTCTTGAAGCTAACACAATATTTAAACAATTTCATTTAGAAGCTATTAATGAACAATCAGAAACAGGTGTTCATAAATATCCAGGTATGTTTGAAACAAATCACGCTGGTTTAGCAGTTGATGGTGAGGTATTAAAAAAATGTATGCCGGGTATAAACAATAAAAATGACTTGATTAAAAACTTTGAAGTAGGTGACGCTGTAGAGCAAAAAGGTGTTAGTGGAACACAAAAAGGTAGAACAACAGGTAGTAAAAGAATTGTATACGCAGTGACAGCTGAAGGTGAAAGAATACCAATGGGTGTTAAAGTTGCTCGTTCTAAAACTGGTAAATTAGGTAAATTACAAACTGTATATCAATGGTCACCTGAAATGAAAAAATGTTTTGCTAAGGATGGAAAAAGATAATGAAATCTCAACTACTAGCCACATTCACAACAAAAGATAACCTTGATGAAACAATCAAGAAAATCGTTGACGCATATACAATTATATTCAGTAAAGTATATGTATTACAAAATGAAAACAATGTGAATGAATTAATTTGTACATATAATGTAGACACAAATGATGGAATTGATTATAACAAAGTAGAGGGAACGATTTCTTTACATAGAAAAAAACATTCCAATACATTGTATACGATTAATGCTTTAAACGAGTGTATAAAGAATTTAAACAATGGTGTTATGGATAATAAATTTATGGTGCCGTGGGAAAACTTTAAGAATATGTTAATGGTAACAAATTCAGAAGGATTGAATAAAATCAATACAAGAATATTCAAAATAGAAAAAATTGAAAATAATTAAAAAAAAGCTTGACTTATATACGATTTGTTTCGTATATTGTAAAGATAGTATAAATAGGTTATGTGGTTATATTGTATAACCATAAACAATAAACGATAAACGATAAAACATAGGAGAAGTACAAATGGATATAAATGCTATAAAATCCAAACTAGCAACACTACAATCAACATCAAACACCAAAGATAACTTTTGGAAACCTGAACCAGGTCAACAAGTTGTTCGTGTTGTTCCTTACAAACATAATAAAGATAACCCATTCATTGAGTTATTCTTTCATTATAACTTAGGTAATAATAAAACTTACCTTTCACCTCTTTCATTTGGAAGACCAGACCCAGTAGCTGAATTTGCTGACAAACTAAAATCAACAGGTAATAAAGACGAATGGATTCAAGGTAAAAGACTTGAACCTAAAATGAGAACTTTTGCACCTGTAGTAGTTCGTGGTAAAGAATCAGAAGGTGTTAAATTTTGGGGATTCGGTAAAACAGTATATCAAGAGTTACTTGGTGTAATTGCTGACCCTGATTATGGTGACATCACAGATGCTACTAATGGTAGAGATATTGGTATTGAAAGACAGACTCCCGCAGAGGCTGGAAATCAATATGGTAAAACTACTGTAAGGGTTAAACCTAATCAGACACCAATTACTGAAGATGCTGATATGTTACAAAGTATCTTTGATAATCAATCTGATTTGACAAAACTTTACAATGAACCAACTTATGATGAGTTGAAAGAAGTTTTACAGAACTTTTTGAATCCATCTGATGACACACAAGCGAGTGCTCCAACGAACACTACTGAAAAAGTTGCAGAACAAACTTCTACAACTGCTAAAGCTGATGTTTCAGATGCATTTGATAACTTGTTCAATAATTAATCAATAACAACAAATTGTAATGAGTGGGATGACATTTCACATATGAAACTTCTCACATTGAATACAAGTATTCATAGCATCACTCTCTCACTCTTTACATAATAGGAGAACGATATGTCAGAAAAAGACGAATTGGCTGGAGTTATAGCCGATGAACTTAATAAACAATTCAAACATCAAAAGGTTGCTTACTTTCTTGAAGAGGGTGGTAATCCTACTGATGTGACGGGTTGGATTTCAACTGGTTCAACTATGTTAGATTTAGCAATTGCTAATAGACCAAATGGTGGAGTTGCCGTAGGTAAAATCACAGAGTTAAATGGTTTAGAAGGTAGTGGTAAATCTCTAATAGGTTCTCATCTATTGGCTTCAACACAAAAACAAGATGGTATCGCAGTTTACATTGATACAGAATCAGCAGTATCTCAAGAATACTTGAGGGCTATTGGTATTGATACAACTAAAATGTTATATGTTCATCTTGAAACTTGTGAAGAAATATTTGATACTATTGAAACAATTGTTATGAAAATCAGAGAATCAAACAAAGATAAGTTAGTTACAATCTTGGTTGATTCATTAGCAGCTGCTTCTACTAAACAAGAAATGGATGCTGACTTTGATAAAGATGGTTGGGCTACGGCTAAAGCTATCATTATATCAAAGGCTATGAGAAAAGTAACACAAATGATAGCACGACAAAAAGTCGCATTGGTTTTCACAAATCAATTACGACAAAAACTTGGTGTTATGTTTGGAGATCCTTGGACTACTTCAGGTGGTAAGGCTCTTCCATTTCATTCATCAACTCGTGTTAGATTCAAAAATGCTGGACAAATCAAAGATACTAATAAAAATACCATAGGTATTAAAATCAAAGGACAAGTGATTAAGAATCGTCTCGGGCCTCCAATGAGGACTGTAGAGTTTCCATTATTCTTTGATAAAGGTATTGATGACTTTGGTAGTTGGTTAACTGTAATGAAAGAACACAAACTTTTAAAGAGTGGTGGTGCTTGGTATACATTACAACATTGTGACCTTGAAACTGGTGAATTAATTAAAGAATACAAGTTCTTATCTAAAGATTTTGAAAAACTTATGTTAGAAAATTCAGAATTAAAAGATTATTGTTACGGATTAATCTGTGAAGCTTGTATTATTAAATATGATTCTAAGGAACTTGGTATTGATGATGTAGAAGAAACTGATGAGGCATTGGATGAACTCTAAAAAAGACTTAAATGAAAAATATTTATCTTTTTTGGAACAAACCAAAGGTGAAAAACCAAAGACAGTTCAACACCTAAACGACAGAGTTTTAATTGTGGATGGCCTGAATACATTTATCAGGTCATTCGCAGTTAACCCTGCGTTAAACGAAGACGGATTGCATGTTGGTGGTATGATGGGATTTCTGAAGTCAGTAAGATATACTTCAGACATTCTAAAACCATCTCGTGTAATCATTGTCTTTGATGGTAAGAATGGTAGTGGTAGAAGACAAAAGATATATCCTGAATACAAGGGAACTCGTAAAGTAAAGAGAAGACTTAATAGAAATGTAGATTGGGGAACAGCACCAGCTGATGAACAACAATCTATGAAACAACAAATGGGTAGGTTGATTGAGTATTTAGAACAATTACCTTTAACATTAATATGTGTAGATGGTATTGAAGCTGATGATACAATGGCTTATATATCACAACAACTATTACCAAAAAGTGACATAATGTTAATGTCAACAGATAAAGACTTCTTACAATTAGTTGATGATAGAGTGAAAGTATGGAGTCCGACAAAGAAAAAGTTATATACTAAACAAGTTATACAAGAGGAGTTTGGTTTACCATCAAGAAATATGTTAACATATAGAATCTTGGATGGCGATAAATCAGATAATATTGGTGGTATTCAAGGTGCTGGATTAAAAACTATAATAAAACATATACCACAAATAACTGAAGATAAAGACTTTACTGCAAAAGATTTATTAGAATTTGTAAATAATTCAGATAAAAAAATAAAGGTCTTGGAAAATATAAAAAATAGTAGTAACTTATTAAAACGAAATTATTTACTAATGCAATTAAACAATGTAGACATACCAAACCATACGAAGATGAAAATTCAAGGAGCGGTGAATGGTGATGTTCCACAGTTGATTAAGTATAAATTTCAAACAATGTTTTTAAAGGATAAATTACAAACTGGTATTAAAAACTTCGATAGTTGGGTAATGGAGTTTACCAGATTAGATAGATTTAGGGGATTGAGTGACAGATAAATTACAAGATTTTGGACATACATTTCAGATAAAATCTATTGCTAGTTTGATGAAAAATCAATCGTTTCTCGAACAGATACACGATATACTTGACGAGAAACATTACGACAGCGATAGTTTAAAATGGATTGTAAAAGAATGTAAAAAATATTATGATGAATATAGAAAGTGTATAACACTTGATGTATTTAAAGTAAAGACAAGTGAAGTAGAAAACGATATATTGAAAACATCCATAGTTGAAAATCTTAAAGAAGTATTTAGACATTTGGAATCACCTGATTTAGATTTCATTGAAGACAAAGCTCTTGACTTTTTTAAGAACCAAACATTAAAGAATGCTATTATACAATCAGTTGATATAATGGAATCCAAAGGTGACTTTGAACAAATTAAAAGATTAGTAGATGATGCTTTAAACGCTGGTACTGAAAGAAATATAGGACACGAATACATTGAACACATTGAAGATAGATATTCAGAAACTGCTAGAACAACAGTTCCAACGGGTTGGGATGTTATAGATGACTTAACTCAAGGTGGACTTGGTGGTGGAGAACTTGGTGTGATTGTTGCTCCTGCCGGTGTTGGTAAGACTTGGGTGTTGGCTGCAATTGGTGCTAACTCAATGAAAAGAGGAAGACATATAGTTCATTATTCACTTGAATTGAATGAGGCTTATGTTGGTTTAAGATATGATTCAATCTTTACAGGTATTGCAAATCAGAATCTAAAATATCATAAAGATGATGTTCAGAATGAAATGGAAAAATTAAAAGGTGATTTGGTTATCAAGTATTATCCAACTAAATCAGCTAGTGTGAATACTTTATCAGCTCATCTGAAACGAATCACAACATTGGGAACTGAAGTGGATATGGTGGTTGTGGATTATGCAGACATCTTAAAAGATACTGGCGGTTCTAAAGAAGTAAGACACGCACTTGGAAACATATACGAAGATTTAAGAGGATTGGCTGGTGAGTTTCAGATTCCAATATGGACTGCTTCACAAGCTAATCGTTCAGCATTAGATGAAGATGTGATTGAGGCTACTAAGGTTTCTGAATCATATCAAAAGATTATGACAGCAGATTTTGTTATGTCATTAAGTAGGAAAGTGGAAGATAAGATAGGTAATACAGGTAGATTCCACGTTATTAAAAACAGATTTGGTCCTGATGGTATAACATTTCCAGCAAAGGTAAACACCAACACTGGTAAAATGGAAATCTATGAAGGTAATTCTGTTGGTGGTAAAGAACAACAAGGTAAAATAGATAACAGAGATAATATAAT